GTGGACTCGAACCACCGACCTTCGGGTTATGGGCCCGACGCGCTACCACTGCGCTACGCCACTTCAGAAAGCAGAAAGCCCGCGCATTGGCGGGCTTCGCAGCGTCAGCTTCCCCTACCCCATTGCCGCCGATCCCCGGCAGCCAGGGCCCCCAACGGGGCTTTCGAATTCACCCGGATCGGAACGCATCGGACCGGGCGCTGGGAAGTGACGGCCGAGATTATGCGTCAGCGTCGGCTGAAGTCCACGCGGCGGATTCCCGCAACAGAAGCCGCATCTCGTCGGCCGCTCGGCGTTGCAGCTCGGCCAGCCTGTCGGCCAGCAGCGCCGCGAACCGGCTCTCATCGGCGGTGCTGGCCAGCTTGACTCGGCGCAGGCGGGCACCCAGGCACACCTTGCAACGCACGACCAGTTCGCCGCGATGCGTGCCGCCATTGAAGCCGCGGCCGTCGCAGCCCCTGCAGTTCGGGTCGAGCCACGCGTCCAGCACACGGCCGGCGGTGCGCAGTGCAGCCTCCTGCGCCAGTGGCCAGCCCGTGGTGCACATCGCCAGCGCGAGGCTGCCGACTCGTGCGCGCACATCGGGCAGAGTCTTCAGGCTCACCAGCACGATGCCATGCTCCGCAGCCAGGTAGCCGGCGAGCTCAGTCCGCAGCCGCTGAGCCTCGGCATGCAGGTCACGCAGCTGCCGCAGATCTGCGGGAGTGATCCATTCGCGGCGCAGCATCGGCGCGGCCTCGTCGTCGATCTCGGCGATGCGCGCCTGCCAGATCTCGGTACCGGTCTCGACGTGTCGCAGGAGTGCGCGCGCGGCGTCATATTCGGCGCGCAGTCGCAGCAGTGCCGATCCGAGACCATCCTTGAGCAAACCCGCGGCGATCAGATAATCCACGTCGCAGCGTGATTCGGCCTCGGCCTTGAGGTGGCTCGACTGAACGGCTGCGCCGTAGCGCTCGGCAAGGCTCGGCCGCTCATCGTCCGGCCTTACCGGTGCGCCCTGCAGACCCAGCGGGATGTGTCTCATACTGCCTCGACCTCCTTCGCGTGATCAACTTGCCACCAATCCCAAACCGCCTCTCGCGCCGCTTCGTACGGCATCGCCGGCATGCATCGCGCGATGAGCTCGCGAAGGGGCTCCGGATCGCGCCGGCCGCGTTCGTCGATCGCATCGAAGGCCGCCGAGCTGCGCGCGAGGGCACGCGCCGTGCAGCCGTCGCACCAGTTCGCATAGATGCCATGCCAGACGCGGCCGCGGGCCAGATCGCATTCGGCGCAGGCGCTCACCATCGCAAGCCTTTCCATGACTGCAGTGCCGCCGCTCGTACGAAGCGCTCGCAAACCGTAGAGTCAGCCTTCAACTCTTTGCTCACGACGTGGAACGAGTAAACGCGGCGGCCGACGTCCGGGCCTGCAGCGCATCGCCCGATGACCCTGGCAACGAAGTCGCTGTCGTCGATGCCTGGTATCACCTCGCCGGATAGGCGCAAATGCAAGCCAGACGCATAGGTCACGCTCACGACTTCGAATCTGTTCGTCACGGGTACACCGCCACGATCCGATAAAGCCGATGGCCCAGCACGTACGGCATGCCGCGCCGCAAGTCGAGCGGCCGCGCACCGGGGCCCTCGATCGTCACGACCGTCGGGGCCCAGTTGCCTCGGCCTGGTGGGCGCAGGACCAGCATCAAAACGGCACCTCTGCCTGGTTGATCTGGTCTTCGAACGGTTGCGGCGCGAACAGGTCCTGCGACTGCGCCTGCAGCGTTTCGACGACGATCTCCGCGCGCGGATTCTGGCGGTCGATTCCGTGGTAGACGTGCTTCTCCCGCACCTGGCGGTCGTTGCGGTAGACGCCGGCCTGCAGCAGCACGCGCTTCGCATCGTCGCCGTCGCCGACCTTCTTCCAGCGGTCCTGCAGCACGTCGAGCACGATCGACTCGTCGAGGTCCGGGCGCTCGCTCGCGTAGAAGAGCCGCAGCGTGACGCACACCGGGCCTTCGAGACGCTGGCGCGCCTTCGGCGGTATCTGCCGCAGAGCATCGCGCTCGTAGTTCAGGGCGCTGTCGGACTTGCGCAGGATGGTGCGGCGCGCCGCCTTCGGTCCAATCGTTGCCAGCTCACGGCTGTTCGCTTTGCTGCATGGCTGGCCGAGGATCGTGAGCGTGACGATCACGCCGCCCTCCGGTCTTCGGCAGCCCTCGCCACAGCGGAATCGCTCGGCGCGTAGCTCCCGACGGCCAGCGCGCCGAAGTACCGCTCCGGCCGCTGCTGCTGCACCACCGGCGGCACGTACACCGTGACCTTGACACGCTGGCCGTCGACTCGGCGCCATTCGGTGCGCGTCGTGGCGGCGATAACGGGCGCGCGCTTCATGCGCTCGCTCTGCTCCTGCACGCGCACGGCCTTCTCCGCGTTGAGTCGGCGCTTCACCACGGCCTCGCATTGCTCGAAGGTCTCGCCGGGGCGGCGGTAGTAGGCCCAACGCTGCGTGGTACCGGCGCTGGCGGCGGCGACGCGCTCGATGCGACCGGTCATGGCCATGTGCTCGAGCCGCTTGCCGAGGACGCCGACATCGGAGTCGAGCAACCCGGCGATGGTGCCGGCGCTGGTTGGCTCCAGAGGGATGGCCGACCACAGCGTGCGGGCAGTGATGGACTTCGCGGGACGTGGCATCAGGTTGGCTCCGTTGAGGGGTGCGGAAATGCGGGCGGCTTGTGCGTCGCGACGATCTGCTGCGCCCAAGCAAGCCGGTGCGGATCAACTGGGCCGAGCGCGGCCTCGTCGATGACCTGCTGCGCAGCGATGCGCATCAGCTCGCGGCGTTCCTCGGCTCGTCGTTCGCGCCCCGCGTCATCGTCGCCAGCGACCCATGCAGCGAACCGGGGATCGGCTGCCAGCTTGGCGCGGTGCGCGGCCTGGCGGTCTTCATGACTCGCCGACCCTTCGGTCGGCGCTTGCTTTTCCTCAATCCCACCGACCGTGATGGTTCGCCCGCAAGGCGAACTGTCACGGTTCTCTGTCACGTCACGCCCCGTGACTGTCACGGCGTGACAGCGTGACATCCCTCCGTAAGGAGGGCGCGCGCACGCGAGAGTGTCACGCTCCGATGTGTCACGCTTCACCTCGTTTTCTGTCACGCTGGCCGCCTTTTCTGTCACGGTGCGATTCCTTCAGATCGAGCGCTTCAGGGTGATCACCACCCCTTGCGCGATGTCGATGAAGCCCTTCGTCATCGCCGACTTCCGGGCTCGCCAGTACGCCTGCCGGCGAGCGTCGGCGTCTTCGACGCCGCAGTCGGCGTAGAAGGCCCGGCGGACGTCTTCCTCCTTCGCCCCGTTCTGCGCGAGTTGCAGGAAGAGCCGGTTCGCCGTGCTGCGACCGGCCTTGATCTCGGCCTCGGCGGCCTCCTGAACTTCCTCGGCCGTACTCAGGTGCCGCGCGACGAGCGAGCTGATCTCGTCGCCGTCGGGATCGGTCCCGAGCACCCGCTTCGACAGCGAGAACAGTACGTCATCGAACGGCGCCCCGCCCTTGCGGTGTGTGCACGCCAGCGTCGCCATCAGCTCCTTCTCTTCGCGGAAGACGCCGTAGAGGTAGTCGGTGTTCGCCTGGATCGCGCTGCTGCCGCGCGGCCGCTCGGTCGCGGTGTGCCCGCTGTGGTGGATCACCACCACCGCGCAGTGCCAGAGGTCGCGGAACCTGGCGCCGAGCTCGCGCATGTAGGCCGCGATCTCCGGCGCGCTGTTCTCCTCGCCGCCAAACGTCTGCGAGAGCGTGTCCACCACCACCAGCGCCGGCGTCACGCCCTTGGCCTGCGCAGCCTCCACGACGCGCCAGGCGTCGCGCAGCAGGTCCATGGCCACCGGTGCCACGTGGAACGGCGCATCTGGCTTCAGACGGCGCGCGCGGTGCCATGCATCGGCGCGCTGGCCAAGCTCGTCGCCGCCCTCGGCGGCCAGGTAGATCACCGAGCCTTGCGCGGTGCGCCGGCCAAGCCAGGGCAGGCCGTGTGCGACATGCAGGCCGGCGTCCAGCGCAATGAAGCTCTTGAAGCTGCCGCTGCCGCCGAACATGACGCCGATCGACTCGGCAGGGATGACGCCCTTCACGAGCTGGCGCCGCGTCTCCGCGCGCGCGATCAGGTCGGGCAGGTCGACCAGCGGCATGCGCTTGGACTTCAGCTTCCGCGCGTCGCCAATGGCGCGCAGCGCGGTTCCGGCCTGGTCGATCAGCTCCGCAACCGTGCGACCTTGCGGGTTGAAGGCGTGCGTGGCGATCTCGTCGCTGGCCGCGATCATTTGCCGCAGCGTCGCGCGCTCGACGATGATCTCCGCATAGCGCCGGATGTTGGCGGCGCTGGGCACGCTCTGCGCCAACGCGTTCAGGTAGGAGAGCCCGCCGAAGTCGAAGGTCTCGCCTTCCAACTGCTCGAACACCGTGATGACGTCGACCGGTTGGCCGGCGGCGATCAGCGCCTCGATGGCGCCGAAGATCAGTCGGTGCTCGTGGCGGTAGAAGTCGGCGACGGAGAGGATGTCCGAGATCCGCCCGAAGGCATCGCGTTCCAGTAGCAGCCCGCCGAGCACGCTCTGCTCGGCTTCGCGCGAGTGCGGCGGCACGCGCAGGTGGGCAACATCGCCGTCAGGCTCTTCGTCGAAGCGTTCGGCGGTGCTCACGCTGCGTCGTCTCCTGACGCGCTCGATGACGGCGGCTGCCTCATCCACGGCGCCCTCGGTCACGCGGGCTCGCCACTTGCCGACACCCGCCGCATCGTCTGGAAACGGCCGCCGTCGCGGCGTGAGCGCCGGTCGGAGTTGCGGCAAGGATCTCCGCGCGTGGTACTGCTTGCATGGCTTGCGGGTCTCAGGCGGCCTCGTGCTCCGTCTCGTCGAAACTGAGTTCGGTGTTCGGCGCGTCGAACCGATACCCCGCTGCCGCCGCCTCGGTGTTCTTGACGGCCTGCCTCCAGTAGCTGGCCTTGAGCTCCCAGCCCATCGCCTTGCGGCCCGCGCACAACGCCCCGTAGACCTCGCTGCCGATGCCCATGAATGGCGTCACAACGACCTCGCCGGGATTGCTGCGAAGCGCGATCACGCGATCGATCACGTCGAGCTGCAGCGGATGCACGTGCTTCTCGTCGTCGGTGTCGCGGGCCTCCTTGAACGGCAGCACGCGGTCGAGCCGGATGTCGTCCCACATGCAGTCGGCGTACTGCCGCCAGATCCAGTGCGAGAACCGGTTCTCGGTCTGTTTGCCCTTCCAGCCGCGGTACTGCAGCACTTCGGCGGGCGGCTTGCGCTCGCCTGCGTAGTCGAGCATGCCGGCCGGGTGCGCGACCGGCACCGGGTTATCGCCATCACGCCGGAAAAGCAGCAGATAGTCGGCGCTGGCCACGCCGCAATCGCAGCTGTCGGCCACGAGCGAGGCGTGCGCCAGGTTCTTCTGCATCGTCCGCAGGCGAACGGCCAGCGGCTCCTTCCAAACCGCGTGACGGCCGGCGTATCGCCAGCCGAGGCGCTCGTGCAACCGGATGATGTCGCCCGGGAAGTCGATCAGCGAGTCGGTGCCGCTGTTGCTACGCGGGACCTCCATGCAGTGCACAGCGGAGAACCGGCCCGGCATAGTGATCCGCGCGAGCTCACGAACGACAAACTCGTAGTGTTCAAAGAACGCGTCATAGTCCCGGCAGTTCGACAGGTCACGGTCGTCGCTGCTGTAGTGGTACAGCCCGCCGAACGGCGGCGAGTACACCGACAGGTGCACGCGCCCGTCGGGAAGTTGCTTCATGCCCTCGACGCAGTCGCCGTGGTAGATGGCGTAGGTCTGGGTGATGCGTTGATCGGCTACAGCCACGAGGGAATCTCCTGTTGAGCCGTGAAGGCCTGCGCGCGCGCGATCGCCTCGGCCGCAGTCATCTGTGCCACCAAGGCGGCGAACATCGCGTCCGCTTGCGCGGCCTTGCGCTGCATGTTCCGCATCGCGCCGCGGCCGCCTTCGGTCGTGACGATGTCAACGCGCACCGGCCCCTTGCGGCCGAAGCGCCAGCAGCGGCGGACCTTCTGGTAGTAGCCCTCGTAGCTGTGTGAGGGGAAGTCGGTCATGTGGCCGCAGTGCTGCCAGTTCATGCCGAAGCCGGCGATCTTCTGCTTCGTCACCAGCACGCGGAACTGGCCCTCGGAGAAGCCGAGCAGCTTTTCTTCCTTGGCCTCGTCGCTGTCGTTGCCGCTGACCTGCACCGCGCCCGGGATCAGGCGCTCGAGCAGGTCGCCTTCGTCGTTCAGGTCGCACCAGGCGATCGCCGGCGCGGAATGCGCGCAGATCAGTGCGGCCGCCTTCTCGCAGCGCTCGCGGAGCGTGCGGCGCCGCTCCTCGCGCTCTTCCTGCAGCCCTGCGGCCGGAAGCGCGAACAGCATGCCGTCGGCCAGAGTCTGCGCATCGACCAGATGCTCGACCTCCTCCAGCGGCGGCAGCTGGAACGCGCCGTCATCGAACCCGAGGTCGGACGGCTTGCGCATCGCGCGCGCCCAACTGCACACCCACCGCCAGAACGGCAGTTCGGCGTGACCCTTGAAGCGCCAGCGGTTCGCGGCCCCCATGAAGCCGCGGCCGGTGCTGCTGTTGCCGAGGTCGTTCTTGAAGAAGCGGTTCAGCATGTCCATGTAGCCGAGGTATCCCAGGGCCTCAGAGGACGTGCCCAACTCGATGTAGTCGTTCGGCGCCGCTGTCGCCGTGCCGAGCAGGCGATACGGCAGGCGGCGGTCGAACTCGTTGATCTTGCGCCGTCGCGCGCCATCGAAGTTCTTCAGGATGCTGGACTCGTCGTTCGCGGTGCCGGCGAAGTCCGACGGGTCGAAGAGGTGCAGCCGCTCGTAGTTGACGACGTTGATGCCGCGGCGCACCGTGCCGTCTCGCGCGTGATGCGCCTCGATGCCGAACTTCTCGGCCTCGCGGCAGAGCTGGGCGGCCACTGCGAGCGGCGCCTTCACCAGCACGTCACCGCCGGTCTTGCGCACGACGTTCTCAGCCCATACGAGCTCCTGCAGACCCTTCCCCATGCCGCAGTCCTCGAACAGCGCGGCACGGCCATGGCGAACGGCGTAATCCACCATCGCGCGCTGGAAGTCGAACAGTTGCGACGGCATGAAAGTAGGAGCGAACCCGTGCTCAGAGCCTTCTTGTGATTTCCGCGAGAGGAACTCGTAGTAGTCCATCTACCGCCCTGCCCCCGCAATCTGCCTCAACACCCGCCGAGATTTGCGCGTGATCGGCTGGTGCGCTGCGCGAACC